GTGTTTTATTCCTTTGATAATTTAATCCAAAGTCTTATGATTCAAATTACCGGAAGTGAAATAAATTCCGATAAACAGGTTTTGTAAAGGCTCACTGTTGAAAATTATCGATGTCGTTACATACGTAGAAAACAGAATAAGGATATTAGATTGGTGATCGTTAATTCGACCACTGTTCTAACATTAATATTTGGTCTTCGATATGGATTGTTTCCTCACTTAGTGAGGTAATGGATTAGGAAGCTTGATTTGTAAATTGGAATGTACATTGGTCTTACGTTGTAGTTCTTAGTTTTTATATTTAGATTTTAGTTTTTATATTTAAATTCAATATGTGCTCAAGCCGTCGAGCAATGACGTTAAGTGCACTAACTATGTGCGTCGTTCAAGCACTCGATCATCAACACCCTTGTTGTATGACTGAGAACACCTCATGGTTAGGATATTCTTTCCTATTCTTTATCCTCTTTATATTTTCATTTTTCTCTCATATACTTCTTCATTTTACGGAGATCGATCCGTAGCGTGAAAGGAGAGTCATTGAATTAAGTAGATGCCTTTCTTAGTAGCCGTGTCGTATGTCGTTGAAATATACGCCTTCTAGTATATGGATCTTTTTTGGTTGCTATTACGTTCGCGTGGGAACGATTGGCGTAGTAGGACTGGGATAGTTTTTTCTAAGGAAAAAACCCACCCACGCTTTCCCGAAGCTAATAGACAATATGCGCTAACGGACGGTAGTGAACTACGGTTCAAAGACTACCCTCTTAGGTCGTACGGGCCGTTATTTGTGAAGCACAACTGGTGTAGTTACCTGAAGCTTAGTGAAGGATCTTGGAGACGTACTTTCAAGACAGAAAACGCTATTCGTATTCCAGAATTACATCGGAGCAAACGTGGAGCAAATAATCCGTGCGTCCATGCGTGACGTCGTTCCAATTAGCTAGGCGAAAGAGCAATGTGTTATATGAAAATGAATACAAAAACAAACTCTTCCCTGTTCTCTCCATCACCAGGCGACAAAAGATGGAATCCAACATTAGGAAGTTTGGTAGCCAGCGTGCTTTGTCGATATCACGGAAGCAGCATAGATGGTTACGTATTGTCAGAAAAAGCGCAACACGGTCATTTTGTGTTGTACGTATCCTCAAAAAGAGTGAGATCGTTCACCAGATCTGCGTTCAAGAGAGAAATTGAGGATTTACAAAAAAGTGGCCATTATCGCGTGACTTTTAGAACCGCGGGCGATTTAAAATTGGCCGTAGTTGTGGAAAAATCTAGAAGAAGATTTCACGCTGAAGCGGGATTCTTTTCGGGCATACGATCTATGTTTGACGGAGTAATTTCCGTTATTAAGGCTTTGAACAGAGTTGCTAGTTCTAGTGCAGGCGACGTAGCGTGGATTTTGATGGATATGTTGACATTGTTATTTGAACTTAGAGATGGGTATTTGTCAATATCGAAAGTCGTTATATATTTGTGTCAAACGTATTCCATTATGCGTAGAGTCAAAAAAATATTTGTCCCGGAATCCATGGATGGATATATGGCATTAGCCTCGTTTTTATTCCCTAAAGATTTGATGGATGCTATAAAAAATTTTACGGCTTTGTCAGGCAAGAGAATTTTTGACTCAACGTTTTTTATGGAGTCATTGATTGCTTTCTTACGTTTGATGGGTAAGTTCTTATCATTCGTCAAGCAATCGTGTAGGGGCAATCAAATAGCAGCGAGGATCGTTGATACGGTAGGTAATTCTTTAAATAAGTTTCAAGATATGATATCGCATTACCAATTGTTAAATAAGGTTATTGAGCAGTATTCTAAGTTTATGGCAAAGTCAGACGTATTGTTTGATCCTAGATTTCGGCGCGAAGTGATTGAAACTTATGAGAAGTGCTTAGCAAACCATGATTTTATGGAAATGGCTTCAACATCAAGTGACAGACACTTCACGACAACTTGGAATAATTTCAAGTCTCAGTTAATAGTGTCCGTTAAAGCTTTTGACGCTTCAAAGAGATCGGAACCAGTGTGTATAGTGCTGGAAGGTCAAGCCGGTAGCGGAAAATCAGTTCTTATGAACAATATGGTAGATGCATTGAGAGCTAAGAATATGTCTGTGTATACTCACATCGTTCCTTCTACGGAAGAAGCGAAAGATTTTTATGATGATTATAACAACCAGGATGTTTTTGTTATGGACGATGTAGGAGCCGCCGGTAAGTCACAATGGAGGACTATCGTCAATTTTGTTTCTCCTGTAAAAGTTCCATTACCGTGCGCGTCAGCGTCGCTTAAAAATACTAAGTTTTTTAACTCTAAGATTATTATTTGTACCACAAATCACTTAATGGATCTCCGTGGGTTTACTAGTGCAGATTGCATAGCGGAACCTGAAGCCTTGTTTAGGAGACCTCATGTTATATCAGTTACGCGGGAACCAGGAAAAGATTTTAAGCAAAAATTACGTTATTTTAAATTTGATCACAAAGAGAGCAAGACGTGGAAGTCTGAGTTCCTGTATCATAATAGAGCTTTTAATATACCGACCGAGTGCGTACCAAACAATACGAGCGAAGCTGTTCAATACCTGTGGAAGATTCTAGCACATTTGGTCAAGACTAACGAGACGGATGCTAGAACTACAGTCTTGCCTGGTACCGTTTTGGGAACCTTACCAGATATAGATTTGAGACACATGTCACCTCAATGCGGTAGTTTGTCTTGCAAAGTACTTCGTAGCGCAAGAGAGTTTTGGAACCATCCCGCAATAGAAGCAGCTAAAATTTGGTTAGGTTCTGTAGGAGATGCCATATCCATGTACTCGAGCATTATGATTACGTGGTCGTCTTATTGGATGAATAAGCTGTATAATAAAGTGCAGGGTGCTGTTGATTTCTTAGTAGAGACTATTAAAAATAATCCCGAGTATGCCGTGTTTGGTCTTATGGGAGTAATAGCATTTGTTGGTCTCGCATACTACATGCTTCCGCAAGGTGACAACGATAAAAATTGTGAGACATTAATTACGCTAAGATATGAGGATGGTCAAATGGTTGATTATATCATGAGAAATGGTGAGTTGATTATGCTTAGACCTTTCTCTGCTGAAGCGGCTGAGGTTGATTTAGGATTGTCCAGTTGCCATGCGGAGGGTTTTAGGAAGAATCATTCCCGCTTGGTAGTGTTTAAGGATCAAAAAGGTAATGAGACATCATGTTGCAACGCAGTTATGTCGGGAAATCACATGATAATACCCCACCACGTTTCGTTTGATAGAGTAGATGTATATGCATCTCGGGCTCACTATGAGTCAAATCATAAGGAGCTTGAAGACGTGGAAACAACTTTGGAAGCTACGTTTCCTTCGTGTGACATGAGTATATTCGCTATGAAGATACCATGCCATTATAGAAGATTAGATAGCCACAGATTGTTTCCGAACGTTTCACCTACGGGTAACAATGCGTACGTTAACGCGTACGCCATTAGACCGTTGATATGTGGATTGAATTTTAAACGAGCACAGTATGACGTTACGTATTCCACCACGAAAGGTAAAGTTGAATTGTCTTGTGATAAATGGGAAACTCCTTTTTCAGGCCCGTCATTGTGTGGTTCGGTTGTTATTGATTCATCAGCTAATTTGAGAGCATTTCACGTGGCTGGTGATGGAGAAATTGGAATTGCTGTTCAACCGGGCGAAGCTGTCGTCGAAATTATGCGGAAAATTTTGGAAAAGAATTCAAGCGTGTTCGTAGGAGATAGAGATGCCGAGACTATTTTGCCTGGTTTATCTGGATCTAGAGTGAGATATCAGGACGGTACTATACAGTCTAAGACCATAATAGGGAAAAGTAACTTAGTTTCCACCATATTTAATGAAAAAATAGATAGTGATTTGACTATGTTGAAAGAGAAAGTAGTGGACGATTACGAAATGAGATTATCTACTGTCCCTCGTGAGTCATTTAGGGAAAAACATCCCGCTACTTATTACAAATATGGGTCTCCACCAAAAACTATGAAAGAATTGTCTAAGAAAACTTTTAAACATCAAGGAGAAGTAACAGACGCTGAAGTTCGTTTCGTTCAGAAATGCGTGAATTCACTGCTATGTGATTTTTCGGAATTAACGTGGGAGGAGACAGCGTTTGGTGCTCCAGGTATTCCATCGATTGACAAAAATACTAGTAATGGATATGGCTGTTTACCAGAAAAAACTGATTATTTGGACTATGAGAACAAACGGTTGTTACCCGTCGCTGCTGCAGCTTTAGAAGAATTGAGAGCTATGGCGAATGAGGAAATACCTTTTGATTTTCGTAAAGTTTTATCTGTAGAATCTTTTAAAGATGAGCTGAGAGTGGAGGGTAAAATCGATTCACCCAGAACATTTAGAATAATGCCATTACCACACATAATGTGGTCTAAACGCATTTTTGGATCGTTGACAAAACATATGATTAAGAACCGTTTAAAAACAGGCGTGGGAATAGGGTTGAATCCGTATACGGATTTTGATGAAATAGCTAAATTAATAAGGAGACAAGAAGTCACAGGTGACATAGATTTTTCTAAATGGGATGGATCTATCAACCGTAGATTGATGGACGCTATCGGTGAGACTCTTAAAAATCGATACAAAGGTGAGTATGGTTACATGATTCCTTTTTTAATTGGAACGGCTTCTCAAAGTATGGTCTTAATAGGCGATGAATTGTGGGCTACTACTCATGGTCTACCATCAGGCTGTTGGTTCACTTTGTTTATGAATTGTCTGTTTAATAAGGCTATAACAGCGTTGACGATATTTAGAAATAAGAGTAACCCTACAGTCAAAGATTTTCAAAAAGTTGTTGATTTCGTCGTAGGAGATGACAAGCTCATTGGGTCCTCAGGTGAAATGGCTCAGGTTTTTAATTTGCATACCATAAATGAGACAGCCACGTCTTTGGGTATGGTATGTACCAATGGAGATAAAACACCTATAGAACACAGACATCAACCTTTTGAGAAGTTAACTTTTGTTAAAAGACATTTTAGGTATAATCCTGAGTTTAAGAAATACGTGGGTATGCTGGATTTAGAAACTCTGTTCGGTACATTACAGTATGTTAATAAGAAGAGTCCTTACAGTGAAGCCATGTTAGGAAAAGCGAATGCAGTACTAATAGAAGCGCGGCTTCATAGTAGGTCCTTGTCGAATGAATTTAGATCCATTTTTAATAAGTACCCTGAGACAGCTCATACGCTCAGTGACGAGGCGATATTTGAAATATTAGATAGGGGGGACTATAGAGCTTATTTAGAGTATGCTGGTAAGCCTATTCTTCCCGGTTTAGATGCGTATGATGAGTAGTCGCGCTGAGACTATAACCAGCCGCTAACTACGTAAAGTTCCTTGTTGTGAAGGTTATCACATCTGACGGATCCATCTACGGGACCGTTTTAAGGCAAGTAGACTCAGACGTGAGAGTAGTCACGCCAGACAACTTACTGCGAAGTTGTTTTAAGACGAGCAGAATTTGCTATTATAGCAGGATGGCAACCTATAGCCCCGTAAAACACTACGTTCTAATTCTCTTCGTGCGACACGTGAGAAGCGATGACTTTTATGGATTTTTTGTCGTGTTAGGTCTGGTTGATTCAGAAGGCCTTTAGAAATTAATGAATCAGTAAAAACAACGCAAACATAGCCAGCAAAGGCTCTAAAAACACAGTAGGCTCTGTACCAAAGCCAAGTAACAACAGTAAAGCAGAGTGTAGGCGACACACTGACATCAGTGATACTATGCGAATGGGAGAAGCAGTTATGAAGCGTTGCAAGCCAAGTAAGTTGCACACAATTAGAGAATTCTTCTCGCAATCATCACAAGTGAGTAGTGCGGACTCAGTAATGGTGCAACAGAGAACAAGTGAGCCTGCACCTTCAGTAGCGTCTATGGATTTGGAGTGTAACCCTGTCATGCAGTCTAACTATAATTCGGTGACTACTAGAAATTGGTTGCCGTCTGATTATAAGGTAGATGCAAGCGCATTACTAGGAAGACCTTTTTATGTAGGAAATGTTGAATGGCCTACTTCTGTAGATCGCAGGAATGTTTTAGAGTTGCCCATTAATGACTTGCCTAGGGATGTTTTCAGGTCAAACAAGACTTTGTATAATGCTATCAAAATGGCATCTTTAGGAAGAGCGTCTATGGAGTTGACAATTTCTCTTTCGGGCACTATTGGCCATTCTGGATGTATATTGTTCGGAGTGGTTCCTCCTGTTCCATCTTATCCGAGAGACGACGCAACGCAACTTATTAATACGTTAATGAGCGGTCCACATGGTTTTTTATTTGCTAATGAGTCTACGAACATTACTATTCCTGTTCCTTTCTATTGCAACACCGATTTTGGTTCCCTGGATGTTGAGCTCGATTCTATTGCAAGTGCTGTAGATATACACTATAGGAATTGTTCCTACGCAACATTAGTAGCCATTGTTATTAATCCCTTGCTGGCTAGCGAGGGGTCCACCAACAGTCTGCCGATAAATATTGAGGCGAAGTTTAATGAGTTGGAAATGTATGTTCCAGCTCCTAGGTACTTGGATTGGGAACCCCCGCTAAATTTAGTTAACTCTTTTAAAATTTCTTTAAAGGATGATGATACTGAGTTTAAACCAGAAGCTGGCATAATAGCAGCCGCAGCTCCAGTGATGGAAATGGCTGCGACTACTGCGTTAGGAGCATTAGCGACAAAGACAGCCACTAGTGTGGTATCCGTCATAGGAGACTTTTATGATGGCGCTCGCAAGAAGGTAAGGAAATGGTTGGGATTGCACAATCCCAATGTCCCGGTGGTAGAAAATCGTGTGTTAGTTTCTGAAATGAATTTTAAACATCAAGTTGACGTACCTCAAAGGTTTGAAAAGTTGGATCCGTATGCTAAGGTTGACAGAATAGTGAAAGGGCCGATTTACAACACTACTATTGATGAAATGGACGTTACGAATATTTTGTCCAAGAGGCAGTATGTGGGTACTTTCAAAGTACTAGCGGGAGATGGTGCAGGGAAGATACTGTGGGCAAGACCGATTAGTCCTCAACAAGGACCTCTACCAGGATTGAGAGGTTTTGCGAACAACATAACGCTATTACATAGTATGGCCAGAGCTTGGAGAGGGGACATCGAGATCACTATTCAGTCCTCTATGAACAACAAGCAACACTGTAAGTTGCGTATGTTTAGATATATGCAACCTGCTGTCCAAGCATTAACATTTGTTCCGACGTATGCTTCCTTAGCCAACGCTCCTTCTACTCTTTTAGAGTTCAGTCAAGGTGGTATAGAACATACAGTTAAGTTGGATTATCTAGCCAGAAATGATCTAGTACAATCCACGGAAGATATCAATATGGAAGGATTAATGCATGGAATTTATTATGTGTATCTTGCTACCCCCTTGGTATCAGCTGATGGGTCTCCAGAAGAAGCTGAATTTAATGTGTATATATCATGCCCCAACGTGCAGTTATTTGGCTATACTACTAAGCGTCTTATTGCGGAGAGAAACAATGCTTTCTTTGACACCGAAGGTAGGTTCAGAGCAGAGTCTAGCTTTGCACCTAACTCAGAATCTGGTTTTAACCCTCAAATATGTAGGGACGATGCCAACTTTAAGAATGAAGGTAATGATGATACTCACAACTCTAGACTTGTAAGAATAAGCGATATGCGACAACTAGTTAGAAGAATGTACACAACGTATCCATGGACAGGATATATAGTAGGACCGAATGCCAAGTCAGCTATATCACTACCTTTAGGCCCATTCGTGGGACACGGTTCGACCGAGACTAGGAGAGAACAAGTTACGTCACCAATTAGGCTAATCGGAGGCATGTATTATGGCAAGAATGTAGGATTTAAAATTAGACTGGAAGTTCGTTTACCGGCGCTCTATGATGATCCACCATCAAAGTATTTTGCAGTGCAAGCATATTATGCACCTCAAAATAGTTACATAGCATTGAACAATTTGACTGTTAATCACGGAGGAACGTATACAAAAGCAGGTATCAATCAGGAGTCGATTTCTGGAGTTACGGTACCTATGGCAGATTCATATTACACACCATTGTTAGACTGTTCTAACGTGCAAGTTCATGATAACTATTATTTGTGCGAGTTTGTAATACCAGAGACTCATTTGTATCAGTATCTAGGAGGACCCAGCGTGTATAGATTGGATGATGAAGCCTCGGTTTCATTCATTGCAAGCGATTTATCTGTCGAGGATTTTGGTACTTTAATATTGATTTTTAATAATTATGGTACGAGCGATTTGGTTGTTAATTATACGCTTTCAGTGGGTCTCACTGATGAGTCTAGGATGGGGATAGCGGCTTTAGCTCCAGCTTTTAAATTAAACAATCCCACTGTTTATAAGGGTGGTATCAATGGTTTGACTGAGCCCGATTTAGTTGGAACTACAGCGGCGTATTACTCCAGAGTGTAATGTAGTCTATCCGCACTGCCTGAGCCGCAAATTAGCTCCGCTGGTCACGAAAGACCCGTTGGCTTACGTTACAGCTCGGTGGTTCCGTAAACCAGCAGTCGTGGGCTGAGCCACGTCCGATAACTACTGCGAAGTTATTTCAAAAAGAAGCAGCGAACACCAGTGAAGGGAGGTGTATAAATAAAACCTTCCTGGTCTTCGACTTGTCTG